TTACACGCGTGGGATATCCTCGCAGCTGGCGTTGGAGTTCTCTATACGCCACTGGGTCAACAATTAGATTATAAGCAACAGCTTCCTCTAATCTCGCGTGATGGCTCTGTAAACTCCTTCGCCCGAATGGTTTGCTACTTGTTTCCTCTTGTTGCTACCAAGCAAATTGGTTTGTTATCAAGAGTGCCAGCGTGGTTTCCTCACTCTGCGTGATAGTTTGGTCGTTATCTACGCGTCAATTACCTTTGCCTCTTTCTGTTTTACTAGTGAACGTGCAAGAGAATCCTCTAGGTTTTATACTTTCGACAAAGTGCCGAAGGTGTGTAGGGTTATCACTCCGCTTACTGCTATCTGCCCGAAAAAGGGACTTAGTGATAGGCTGACTGGTAGAATTGCTACTGCCTTATTAACTGACCGACTAATCAGATATGCACTTACTTTTATGTTCGCAAAATATGTCTGCATATGACTATCAAAACACGCACACTTATTCCTTAACGAGCCCTCCAAGTGTGTAAGAACTAACGGCTATCTTTTATGTCATGCCTGACTTCCTACACTTGTGGCAGTAGGCTCCTTGAGTCGGCTAGAGTTAGGATTATTTTTTGGCCGAAGCTCAAACATTTATTTTTTCCTTTACAACTCTGCCGTTATTCTGTTTTTGTCTTTTTTCAAAATATAAGTATATTATACTATGCCTTTAAGGATTTGTCAAGAAAAATTTTAAACTATTTTTCTAATCCCTCCCCGAAGGGCGAAGCACATTACTGTGCTTCTAGGTGGTCTACTAAGTTCTGTAAATCAGTTTTAGTAGCTTTGACAATGCTAGGAACTGAAATTCCAAGTGCTGTCTCAATTTGAGCAACGAGTTCTCCTTTTAGAACAACAGGCTCACCTGCTTTTGTCACTCTTGGTTGTGCTTTGTAGACACCTTCTCTACTTAGCTTAGCAATTACACTTCTTGTGTTTTTGCCTAATTTTTCTGCTAGTGCCTCAACTGTGTCTCTTGTTGGGTTAGCTTCGTAAGCTGAAACCATCATGCTTACATCTTTTTCTGAATAATTTTTTACTGTTGCCATTTCTTCTCCTTTTGCTTTTGTAAATATTCTTAGTAAATTCCATTTCATAATATAAATATTATAATTGATTTTTAATCTTTTGTCAAGTAGTTTTTTAAAATACTTTGAGCAAGGTGTCAGATTTGTACTGACTTTTACTGACAGAGGCAGGAGTTGAACCTGCTACTTCTCCATGATGAGTGTGCTTCCGTAGTCACTTCTCTGTCACGAGCTACCCTGCTCAAAGTATTTTGTCTTTATTTCCAAAAGATACATATATTATACTGGGCTTTTATACATTTGTCAAACGTTAGCGTGAAAAATCATAAATTAACTGACGCGAATTCTCGGGGGCCGGACGCGAAACCTCGACGGGGTCGCCCAAAATTTCCTCTTTTTTCGTAGCAAAACTCTTGCAAACTTTAACAAATTATGATAAACTATGAATAAGATTATTATACCCGCGCAAACTCTGCATAATTAGACTACTTCTCACTTTAGCACTCGCGCGGGGCGTTTTTCGTACTTTCACTACTTAGTTTCAGCACTGCACTCGGCGCAAGCGTCGCGAACCCCGACCAAAAGCCTCTGTTTATGCGGGGTTGCTCTACCTGTTTTGCAGCGCCCCCTACCTCGGTGAAAGACCTGTCTATCTAAAAAGAGGGATTAATTTGCGCGTACGTATTGACAGGCGAGAAAAGGTGTGATAAAATCGGCGCCAAAATGGGGACAAGCGTCCCCGTTTGGTTATCTAAGTTTGCTTAGAACCCAGAGCATTGTGTCGATGTTTGCTCTTTGTAGAGAGTTGACAATTGTCTGCTCTACGCCTCTTGCTTCTAGCATTTTGATAACTTCTTTTTTGGTTGGTTTTTTAGCTTTTTCGTTTTTCATTTCGTTCTCCTTAATTTGTATATACTATTATAGGGATTTTTAAACGCGAGTCAAGGAATATCTTGTGCAATTTCTGTGGAAATTCTGTGGAAATCCTGTGGATAAGTTTTTTTAAAATTTTTCTTGACACCCGATCAGATTCGTGTTATAATAGACCTGGGACAGAACTTTTAAAAGCGCGCGGCGGGGCAAGAAAGACTTTGCTTTTGCACTTAGCTTTTGCACTGGCGCAGATGCGCACTTCATTTTATCACTTCACTACTCTACTCGGCGCGCAAGCGCGCGGGTGTCTCTGAAAGTCGGGCAGGGGGTATTCCCCAAAATCATTGGCGAAAAAAAAGTGAGAGGGGAAGTCCAGCAATCAGTTTGATATAATCTCGCTGTATGAGTCCTTTCCCTCTCGGGGTGGGTTTGGGGGTGTGTGTCCTCTGTTTCTTGCCCTTTCGCCCGTTATTGATTTTGAGTTCATTCTCTGTATTGCTCTTAGAAAGTTCGATTTCTCGGTTCTATCTTTTGAGCGTTGGAGGTGGTCGAATCTTCTAGCGTTCCTTTTCAGGTCGGTTGAGTCGGTTGCCCTTCTCGGTTGCCTTGCTTGGAGTTCCTTCCGATTTCGGTTGTTTCCCTCTCAATCAATATAAATATTATAAGGGTTTTTTGTTATCGTGTCAACAATTATTTTAAATTAATTTAAAAATATTTCTTCGATTATTATGCCACCCATAGCAACAAAAAAAGCGATAACAAAAAAAGAAATAACAAGGGCAGAAAATAAATCTTGTTTTTTATCTTGCATTAAAACAAGAGAAAAAAGAAAAATAATAATATAAAAAATAATCATTCCTAGCGTTTCCATATTGCGATTATATCATAAAAAAATATTTTTAAAAGTCTTGACATTTTCGGCGTTTCGTGTTATGGGGTTTAAGAAATCGTGCGTGGTTTAAGATATGTTTATTTGTTTATCTGTTTAGATATAAACATATCTTAAACCATGTTTCCCTTTTTGTCAAGTTTTGTGACAAATATTTTTAGTGATTTCTCATACCATAAAATGAGCAAAAAGTCAAGTCTTTTTTTGAAAAAAAAATTTGGGGGATTTCTCCCCCAAACCATCGCGGGATTATGCGATTATGAAATTTCGCCTTTTGAGAATTGGCAGTTTAATTGTTTATGCCATTCTGTATAGAGGAAATCCCAATTTTTGCGAATATATCGAAAAAGATTTTTATATGGTTTCTCCTTATAAATTCTTCTTTCTCTCCCATTCTCCGAATACATGATTTTACAAAAATCATAAAATAAATTTCTTTCCATTTCTGAATCAAAATATTTATTTTTAATATTAAAATTAAATTCTAGCTGTTTCATATTTTACCCCCTTTTGAATTATAATAATCAGCGTCATAAACATGAGCATATCTTAAAGTCTGAATCTCATCTCTATTTTCTTTCGAATCATCAACAAAAGCAACAAAGGGATTTTTTATCTCATTGTGTCTTAAAATAAAATCAACAAGTTGAGATTTTTTCAATTTCCCTGTTGCTTGTGTGTTGCTTGGTGGTCTTTGTATTAAGTAATGATATTTAACACCCCTTAAAAATAAAACCAAAGGCAACCACCATTTTTTTGCCCTTGCTGTTTGAATAACAACCATAAAATTTTTATCATAATAATAATTTTTTATGGAATAAAACAAAGGCAATTTTTTTGTTAAAAGATTTCTAAAAAATGAATTATCCTTAATGAATTTTTTTAAGTCATAATCTTTTTCATAAGTTCCCACCGATTCAAAAATTGTATTGTCAATATCAAAAACAATTATATTTGTTGGTGGCGATTCATTTTTCTGAATCGCCCTTAATTTCCATCGTAATAAGTTATTTTTCATTATTTACCCCTTTTAATTTAACGGATAAATAAGCATCTTCATTGTATAATTTTTTAAATGCCACCCTTACAAGTCCAAGCATTGAATTTGGATTCATAAAGTACCATTCTGAATAACCTCGCCCTAAATTTTTGTCTTTGAGTTGGTTATCTTTCCAATTCTTTTGGAGTAGTCCTTTTACAATATCTTCGAGGGCTTTTCCTAAAAGTGTATCAAGTTCGAGAATTACCTCGACATCTTTTTCTCGCCCTTTCCATTTTCCACCAAAGCCAAAACCTAAAATCCTTTTTTCTAGTTGGTCTTTAGTTTCTCCGATTTTAGAAATATAATCATCAGACCTATTTTTTAAAGCTAAAACATATAATTTCTGTTTTTTTAATCTTTGCATAATCCCTTATCCTTATTTAGTAATTAATTTTAAAAAATCCATGTTTAGATTTCTATTTTTCTGTTCCCATTTAGGATAGCATTTGTTCAATTCAGCTATTGTAAATGTAATCGTTTTATTATCATCTAATTTTTCAACCTTTTCTATTAGTTGTGGTTTAGTGATTCTTTTTTCTTTTTTATCTGCCATTTTTATTTTCTCCTTATTTAAAATATTAGATGTATATATTATAAAAAAATGTTCCATGTAGAGCAATATTTTAAGGCGTTAAAAAGTGCATTTATTTTTAATTTTTCTATTGACATTTTAGCAAAAATCGTGTAGGATTTTTTGCATTTTTTCTTGTCACAAAAGTTGACAAAAAAGCGAACATGGTTTAAGATATGTTTATATCTTAAACAAGATAAACAAATAAACATATCTTAAACCAAGCTTCCCAAAACAAACAGACCAAGCCAAAAATAGGCATTAAATTAATTTGAAAAAACCCTTGACATTTTATGGCAGATAGTGTAAAATCGGCGCGGCTAAATGAGAATCATTCTCATTTGGAAATCTATCATATGTTGCCTAAAAAGTCAAGAAAAAAGCATAAAATAAAGTGTATATTTAACGCGTCAAATAGTTGCATTATGTGTTGATATTTTATATTATATATGTATGTTAATTAATAAGGAGATATAAATAACATGAAAAAATATAGTAAAGTAAAAAGAAATGAGCCCGATTATCTATTAAGCTTTTTCTTTGGTGGCGTGGCTGTCTTAGTTGCAGTTGCATTGTTTACATTAACTTATCATGGGGTGCTATAATGAAAAGATATGTAGTAAAAATGGAATTCTTTGTTTGGGCTGATAGTGATGAAGAAGCTATTGCAATCGCTGAGAGCAAAGCAAAAAAGGAAAATGAATATAATGATAATAGAGCAAATATAACAGAAGTATCAAGCAATAATTTTGGTAGCTTTATTATGAATAAAATCTATCCATTAATAAGGGGGTAAAAAATGGAAAATTATATAACAGTAAAATTAAATGGTGGTAGTGAATATGAGCAAGATATTTATATTACCAAAGGCGAAGCGTTAGCGTTGGAGTGTAAAGGAAACGGAGCATTTCAAAATAAAATATGGGAAGTAATTGCTAGTCATATAAATTGGCGTGAGCAAATGGTTGTGAATGGTGGCGCTTTTCAAATCATGAGTTATACAATTAATGGTATAACAAAGGAGTGGCATTAATCATGGCTAGAAGATTGACAGCACAACAAATAAGAAATCGTAGAGCAATGCGAAAATGGTGGCGTAGTTTTAAGAAAGAGGGCGAGTGGGCAATGCCTTTAATAGCGTTTATAATCTTGCTGGGAGTAGTAGCATATATATCAATTAATATAAATATTTAATTGACATTTATCTCCTCGTGTGCTATGGGGTAGGGGTTAGCAGACCTCTACCCGTCCAGCTCGCTGGACACCCCCACATGTACAACTTTTTAAAAAATCGCGAACTACTAAAAAACGCAACAAGTTGCATCATAATGATGCTCTTAAAAATAATTCTTGACTTAAGTTCAAAATTTTGTTATAATTCAAAATATGAAGAATGAAATATCTACAAGAATCAGTCCAGAAGGACTTGAAGTCGCCAATGCATATTTAGAGCTGGGTAATATTCCAGCAGTTTGTGTAAGATTAAAAATTGATGAAGGTGAGTGCAGTGAAATACTTGGTAAGCGAGAAGTAAAAGCTTATGTCGATCAAGTATATCTAGATAGTGGATATCGTAACCGTTTTAAATTAGCGGAAGCACTCGATGATCTTATAGATAGAAAATTAGAAGAAGCTGAAGAATCAGAAGTATACTCTAATAAAGATTTAGCAGACTTAATTCAGATGGCACACAAGATGCGAATGGATGAAATTAAAGCCCAGGCAGAACTAGAAAAAGCAAAGGCATCAAATGTTAAAAATCAAATTAATATACAAAATAATGGCGAGGTTCCTTTTGGGCAAGGTAACTATGGCGAATTAATGAAAAAATTACTTAAAGATAAATGAAACTCAACGATTTAGAAAAAGTACACCCAATGAAGCAAGTAGCTGCAGCCTCCATAATACAGGTAGTTGTACTATTTGGCATGCTTGGCTGTATGCAGATTAATCAATGGATAATTGTATGAAACTCTTTTTTAAATATTGGATATTACCGTGGAGTTACCCATGGAGGAGCTAGGCGTATTTGATGTAATTGCTCAGGTAGGAGCACCTATTGCAGCTGCCCTATTTATGGGTGGTTTTATATTTCTTATCATTCGTAAAATTATGGATGATGTAGTTGGAAATACTGAAGAAGTAAAAGGTATATCTAAAATGCTAATTACTCGTATTAAGACTATGAATAACGACATGATTAAAATAGATATGAGTGTAAGTTCCGCACTAGGGCTTACACCAGACTTAGACAAGATAGCAAGAGCAGAAAATTTTGTTGAGTCAGGGAGCATAGATGCAAGACGTGATTGATGCAATACAGCAATTTGGATTTCCAATTGTAGCAATGGTCGGACTTGGGTACTTCGTGTACTTTGTTTGGACTACAATCACTGAAAAAATCGACCCAGCAATCGAAGAAATGAAAATAACTATCTTACAGTTAATCGACCAGATAAGAATGTTAGATAATGATATGATTCGACTGCAAAAGAAACTGGATACAGTTTTACAATTAAAAGAAAATGAAAGAAGAAAAACTAAATAATAGAATTTCAAATGCCGTTGTAGGAGCAATATTTGTACTGTTTTTTGTAGCAGTAACACATGACTTAAAAGCAGATGAAATCAAATTTGGATTTAAAAGCCCATCATTTAGTGGTGTAGGCACATCTTCACACTACTTAACAATTGACTCTCAAGAGATGTCAAGAAAAGACGCACTTAAAGCTGAAATAAAAGCTTTGGCAGATGCAGCAAAAAGAGAAGAAGAAAATACAACTCTCGCAAGATTTATTAAAAACTTTGAATCAAGAGTATATGCACAGTTATCAAGACAACTAGTAGATCAACTATTTGGTGAGAACCCTGCAACGGAAGGATCATTTCAATTATTTGATAGTCTGATTACATGGACATCAGATGGCATTTCAATTACAATGACCATATTTAACGAAACTACTGGTGAAACAACTACAATCACAATTCCTATTGGCGATTTTGGTTTCCCTACTGGCTAGTTGTGCAAACTGGACGCATATAGAATATATATCGCCCTGTGTAACTAATCCAGATGGAGACTATAAAGACCTATCTACAATTATCGGAAAAGCCGAGTGTTTTTCTGGTGACGCTATAATTGAAAAACCTGTCACAAAAGCAATTACAGAACTACCTCTGCCTTCACGCTATCCTGTGGTGGCCGTATATAAATTCGCAGATTATACAGGACAAAGAAAGAGTGTAGATGGCATAGCAAGTTTTAGTACTGCTGTGACTATGGCTCCAGAAGCATACTTAATTCGTGCATTAAAACAATCAAATTTTTTCAGAGTAGTTGAAAGAGGTGGATTAGATAACCTTACTCGTGAAAGACAATTAATAAGACAAACAAGACAAACATTTAATGATGATACTGAGCAAAAACCACTCATTTTTGCTGGGTTAATTATCGAAGGAGGTATTGTAGATTACAATACTAACTTACTAACTGGAGGTGTCGGAGCTAGGTATCTTGGTATCGGCAACTCTAAACAATATCGTGAAGATACAGTAATGGTTTCATTAAGATTAGTTTCTGTGAGTACAGGAGAAATCTTATTAGAAATCCTTACCTCAAAAACGATACTCTCAGTGGGAGTCTCTAATGACTATTTCAGATTTATTGCTGAAGGCACAGAACTTGTAGAATTCGAAAGTGGAAACGCTATGAATGAGAGCAAGTCTATTGCTGTACAAGCGGCAATGGAAACAGCTGTGGTAGAATTAGTACACCAAGGAAGAGAGAAAGGGTACTGGAAGTACTGGGGAGAGAACAGTGATTAGATTTATAATCGCAATAATGTTCGCAGGGTCAATCTATGCAGACAATGAAATCTATATAGACCAATCAGGCGACAACGTTAATATCGACCTCGAGCAATTAGGTTCAAGCAACATGATTGGTGGTTTACAATCTGTAAACGGCTCAATGACTGCTGCTATACTTACTGGAGGAACCTGGACGCTTGATATTAATCAAATCGGAAGCTCTAATAAGTTTCTTACTGATGGAATATTAGGAAGCAATTTTACAGGTTTCTTTGAATTTGATGGTGATAGTAACGATTTTGAATTCTCTATGGATACTACAGGATTAAATGGAGCTGACTATGTTAACGCTTTTGTTGATATAACAGGTGGTTCAAACGCATTTGATTTTGATTTTGGTGAATCATCTGCAGTTGATTACTTAGACTTTGATTTAATCATGGACGGTGACAGTAATGATCTAGATTTTAATATAGATTCATCTTACTACACTGCTTATATAGATATCTTTGGAGATAGTAATACAATGACCTTGGATAAAACAGGGTACGGAGCTTCCTCAAGTGATGCAGGGTATTTTTACTTAGACTTAAATGGCAGTACAAATACTATTAATATAGAGCAAAGCTCTACACTCGCACTTGACTGGCTAAAAATAGAAAGTGATGCGTCAAACAGTAACATTTGTGTTATTCAGTCTGATGGTGGTACTACCACTAGCTGCTGATATAGGCGAAATCACAGAACTTCGTGGGAACGGTGCTGTTATAAGAGATGACACCGTTCCTGCTTTTTTAGAACAAGACATTCAACAAATGGACGATGTTCGTACAGCTAATGGGCGACTAGGAATAACGTTTATTGACGATAGTCAGGTTCGACTCACAGAGCATAGCAAACTTATAATTGATGAAGTTATCTTTGACCCTGATCCAGATAAATCAAAGATGACTATGGAATTTGCAAGTGGCACTGCTCGATTTATAACTGGTAAAATAGGACAGATTAATAAACAAAATATAAATATATCTACTCCAACAGCACAGATAGCAATTCGTGGAACAGACTTTACTGTTACCGTTGACGAGTTTGGCAGAAGTCTTGTTATACTTTTACCAGATGCAGGAGGGTTACCTAGTGGTGAGATTGTAGTTTCAACTGCCATGGGTAGCACAATATTAAATAAACCATACCAATCCACTGTTACTACCGTTTGGGAGCAGGCACCATCAAAGTCTGTAATCTTGGATTTAACACTGGACTTGATAGACAATTTATTAATTGTCTCACCACCAAAAAGAAATGAAGAAATCGAACAAAATACAGGACAGACTGGAAGTGATGACACTAGTAGCAATATTCTTGACGTCGACTATCTCGCTTACGGGGAACTAGAAATAGATTATCTAGCTTATGATGATTTAGAATTTAGCGAACTTGATATAGAATATTTAGATGTAAACTTCTTAGAAGATTTATTAGAAGTTATCGAAGAACTTGACCTACTTACAGCAGAAGACCAGCTAAACGCTAGTGTCTTTTCGCCTATAAATATACAAGGTACTGAGTATGGTAACGATCCAACTACTCAGATTACAACTTTCGGAGATGCAGAAACTGTAACACTTATACGACAGGTCAATCAATTTGTGCAGTTGGATCTAAATGGGCAGACTGCCTACAATATAATAATAGAACAAGATGGAAAAGCTTACAACGTTATTCTTAACTCTGGTAGTGACACTACAATTACAATCCGCCAATCTGGAGGTTGATATACCTTGGGACTGGGAACAGATTCGAGCAGATGCAGAATTAATTAAAAACTCAAAAACAAATATATTGCCAGACTTTGAGTTTACTGAAATGGCAAACGATGCACAATACAATATTTTTTGGACACTACAAGCACTCGATGTTTATACTACTTATCGTGGACTTAAATATAGTTGTGTATACGAATCAAACCCTATAGTTGGAGATAATCCAGACTTGGCAAGGCTAGTAACACACAAGACTTTAGCCTTACACCCAATTGCAATTTTACAGCCACTACGAATACTAACAAAACAAGAAGTGCAAAATTATAATGTATTTTATACTACAGTAGTTTATAATAATTATACTGTTTGGAATAGAGCGAGGAAAGTATGCAAAAAACGATAACAATAATAATATTTATGGGATTCTTAATTTGGAATCCTGGTATCATGCAAAGAGTCGAACTAATTGGTTATGACTATCTAATTATGAATACCGAACCAGTACAAAACGAGAACATTCTTATAGTAGATATAGATGAAGAAACAGTAAGTACTTATGGGGGCTGGCCAGTACCAAGAAGTTATTATGGCGATGCTATTATGGCAACTCAAGCAGTTGCTGGTATTACAGTACTTATGCCAAACAAAGACCTTCGAGGAATGAATCAAGATGAATACTTCACACGCAGACTTGAAGTAAGACCAACTGTCCTTGCTAGTGCAGCATCGACACAAGTAACTGGAACTAATCCTCATGTAGGAACTGCCCAGTTAGGAGAGGATCCACTACCATGGCTATATCAATACCCAGGAATTATACCTACAGAACCCACGCTGGAGTCAAAGGCAAAGGGACTAGGAGTAGTAACCGCTACACCGGAAATAGACGGGGTTACTCGTCGTATTCCCCTAGTCGTAAACGTGCAGTCAAAACTTTACCCAACTTTCGCCTTGGAACTCTTAAGAGTCGCAGTAGGCGATCCTTCGTACCAGCTAAAAACAACACCAGAAGGCGTTTCTTGGGTTAGAATACCAAACTACCCATTAATGATTACAGATGCGAATGGTCGTATCTTTCTTAACTGGAATACTAAATTTTACAAACAAACAGGACTGGAGTTTTTGGAGAATCCAATCGATGCTCCCTTTGTTATATTCGGCACGACTGCAGAGGGTATAACAAACCCTGTGCCGACCCCTGCAGGGGCTAAATACCCACATGAAATACAAGCTAACATTCTTCATAATCTTATCACAGGTACTGCTCCTTCTATACCTACTTGGGTATTCGGGGCAGAAATCGCAGGAACATTCTTCGCCTTATTATTACTTGCATTTGCAACCAGATCCGTATGGTTCTCGTTGCCCTCATTGTTATTAATAGTTAGTGGGTCAATTTATGGAAGCCTAAAATTATATGAATCTTCTTATTTGTTTGACGTTAGCGGAATCGTAATACTCTCGGTTTTGTTTTGGGCATACCATTCATTCCTGAGTTTCCTTTCCGAGTATCGTCAGAAACTTCGAATCAAACAACAATTCGGGACATACGTAAGTCCAGACCTTGTCAAAAAATTACAAAAAGACCCAACATTACTGAGATTGGGTGGGGAGACCAAACGACTAACTTTTCTTTTTTCTGATATTAGAGGATTCACTCCAATTTCAGAAAAATACCAAAAAGACCCACAGGGACTTACAGCACTTATAAATAGATTCCTTGACAATCAAACACAAATTATACTAAAACATGGTGGCACCATAGATAAATATATGGGAGACTGTATAATGGCATTTTGGGGTGCGCCACTTGATGATGAACAACAAGTTGAAAATGCAACTAAGGCAGTTCTTGAAATGAAAGAATCGCTTGGAGAATTAAATGAAACACTTAAAGAGGAGGGCCTTGATCAAATCAATACAGGCGCTGGAATCAATACAGGGCTATGCGTGGTTGGCAACTTTGGCAGTAGTAATCGCTTCGATTATAGTGTCCTTGGGGATTCTGTCAATCTTGCTGCTCGACTAGAATCTAGTTGCAAAGAGTATGATACTGATTTAATCATATCTGAGTACAGTTTAGTTGACGGTTATGATTACAAATTCCTTGACGAAGTTACGGTCAAAGGAAAGTCGGAACCCGTCAAAATATATACCATACAAAAATAGTACTTGACTTTCGGTACTATTTTTGGTATAATTTAGAAATAGTTGAGAGGAACTCAACAGCAGTTTTAGGGAGAAACTTAGTGAACGTGGAAGATGTAGCAGCAAATTTAGAAAAACACGAAGCCGTTTGTGCTGAACGGTGGAAGACCGCGTTTAGACGTTTCGACGATATAGATGAGAATGTCAAACGCATTGAAACAATAATGATAAGTGTAGCAGGAGCAATAATAGTTGGCGGAGCTACCGTATTTTTAACGATATGGACAATGCACGGATAGGAGAAACAAATGGAATTTGAATATAGTAAAAAAGATATTAAAAAAGCACCAAAAGTAAAATCAGAAATAAAAATAGTAGAAAATAACGAACATAAATTACCTAGATGGGGATTTAATTTAAAAGGACAAGATTATTGGTTTAGTAGTGAAGAAAATGCAAAAATTGCATTGGGGAACATGAATGGCTAAAGATATTGAACAAGCTCTAGAAGAAGCTGAGAAAAAAGAAAAAGTTGAACAAGCAGTAAATTCTAGATACAAAAAGTTACTAGCAAGAAAAATAAACTTGCAACGTAAAAAAAGGGCTAAATTACCGAGCTCTTTGAGATGAAAAAGCTTCCTTATAAAGAGAGGCTTAAAATATGTGAGCAGTGTCCAAAATACTCAAAATTTTGGAAGACTTGTAAAGTTTGTCACTGCTTTATGCCCCTCAAAACAAAAATAAGATGGGCAGAATGTCCCGATGGGAAATGGAGTTGACATATTATGCCAATGCACAAAAAGAAAAAGAAAAAGAGTGGTAAGAAGAAAAGAAGTAGAGGTTAAATATAACTGGTTACAATATTTTCATAGTATTCGACATGTTTGTCCATGGAGTTATGAAAGTTATTTGAAAGGGAAAATTAAGATTGCTCCCTTTGATATAGAAATCCTCAAACTTACAGAGATGAACTGGGATATAGAAGACTGGGACGCAGTCGTTTATGTAGTGGATGACCTTACGCTTAATGCGATTGACGATATCGTGGCACATAGAAATGATAGCCAAGAGAAAATAGAATACTTATGGTCGCATCCTACGTATACGAAAGGTGGAGGTAATCAAGCACCTTTTCCAATAATTATCCAACAAGATCGGGCAAGACTTATGGAGTTAAGACATGGCATTAAGAAAAAGACGGCGAGTGGCTAAGAAAAAGCCAGTACCTACTAATCCCGTACTTTACGCTAGAGTTAAAGCGGAAGCCAAAAGAAAATTTAAGGTATATCCATCGGCCTATGCAAATGGATGGTTAGTTAAAACATATAAAGCCAGAGGCGGACGATACCGCATGGGAACTGGCAGAAAGAGGAAAAAATGATAGAGTATATTAAAATTAAATGTATTCAATTTTGGAATATTATCTCAGGAAAAGACAAAAACTGGGACGGCACTGTAGATATCAAAGATAAAATGATGGAAGCAGAAAATAAATCAAAATGAAAGGAAAATTATTAGGTAACGGAAAATTTATTATAGAAAAAGATGGGCATACTGATGCAGCATCTGTGATTAAATCTTGTAAGACTATAATTTCACATTGTGAAATGATTATGAATAATCTTACAGACCCAGAAGCAAATTTACCTACTTGGTTTACAAATAAAATTGCAATTTCAGAATATGAAGTAGTCTCAGCTGCAAATTATATTGCAGATGGGGATATGGATCATTCAGATGGCTAAACCAAAAGGTGGATTAACTAAATGGTTTAAAGAAGGTTGGGTTGACCTTTCTCGTAAAAAGAAAGGTGGAGGTTATATGCCCTGTGGTCGAAAGTCCGCAACAAAAAGTAAAAGAGGATACCCTAAATGCGTTCCTTCAGCTAAAGCAGCAAGAATGACTCCTAAACAAGTTCGCTCTGCTATTAGAAGAAAAAGAAAAGCAGGTAATCCTGGAGGTAAACCAACCTACGTTTCAACCTTTGTTAAAAGAAAGAGGAGAACTAGTAAGAAGAAACGCTAATCTCCTAATAAGGGAGCATATGAAAAGAGACTCTTTCATAAAAGACTTATATGTAATAGGAAATCTTTTAGATCATCTTTCTAAAGTTACTCATAAAAAATTGGAAGAAAATAGAAAGATACGCAAACTTTTAGAGTTGCCCAATACTGTACACAATAAAACAAGTTTAAAAAATTATTTAAATAGCACTATTAAGTGCAAGCAAATAGGAGAAAATCATGGCTAGACAAGGCGGATTTTTAAGCGGAGCAAGTAGACATAATACATCTAAACTCCGTAAACACGTACTCAAAAGAGGAGTTACAAGAGATATGAACGCAGCTGCGGGAACCACTGTTAATAGCAAGAACCCTAACAGCTACGAAGCATTTAGATATTCGGCTGCACCTAAAGGTGTCGGACCCAGATACGGCAAAACTTTAAACCCAAAAAAAGCAAGATTTGGGAAAAGAACTGTAGGCAGAATATTACCAAGAAGAGGCAGATAGCCTATTACTAAAAAATTAGGCAAAGCTTACGCAGACTTATTTATCTGGAGCGGCATCGCTAAAGCGCGTAAGAAGAAAAATAAACATGGCACTGACAAAAGGAGAAAAGGCAAGGCTTAAAAAAGCTGGACTAACAGGGTTGAATAAACCTAAAAGAACACCTAAACATCGAACTAAAAAAGCTGTAGTAGCTGTAAAAGTTGGAGGAAAGGTAAAAATCATACGATTTGGTGCACAAGGAATGGGGCATAACTACAGTCCTGAAGCCCGTAAAAGCTTCAAAGCTCGACACGCAAAAAATATTAGAAAAGGTAAGTCTTCAGCGGCATACTGGGCTAATAAAGTGTTCTGGGCAGGTAAAGGTGGATCTAAAAAGATGCCACCAAAATCACAAAAATACGTTAGAGGAATAAAAAGAAGAAAATGACAATACCAACAGTTGATAAAAGAAAAGCATGGCTAGACGAAATTTCGTTATTTACCAGTCAAGCTCTTATGAGAATTACACAAAAAGAATTAACTGGTACAGAAATTTCCTCCACAGAGGCTAAGTATGCAAAACTATGTAGTGCTTACCTCTACCTCTACAAGCTGGCAGAAGAAAATCAAATTCTTAGACCAGATGACCCAGACAACCCTTTTAATTTTGAGACACTCCATTGATTGAGATAAGTAGAGCAGATATAGAGTCTACTTATCTTATGGAGCTAGATTCAGAACAACGTTTTATCAAACTTCCGATAGAAGGATACATGGACTTATTGGGCATAGACCCCAACACTTCACAGACTGCAATTATCAATGCAGTAAATAACCCTAAATATAGATTTGTATGTGCTGCCGTTTCCCGAAGGCAGGGCAAAACTTATATATCAAATATAATCGGACAACTTGTTTGTCTAGTTCCTAATAGTCACGTACTATTAATGTCCCCTAACTATTCTCTATCGCAAATCTCTTTTGATTTGCAGAGAAGTTTGATAAAACACTTTGATTTAGAAGTAATTCGTGATAACGCAAAAGATAAAGTTATAGAACTTAGTAATAATTCTACTATAAGAATGGGTTCAATCAATCAAGTAGACTCAGTGGTGGGTAGAAGTTATGACCTTATCATATTTGATGAAGCCGCACTAACAGATGGAAGAGATGCCTTCAATGTGGCACTACGTCCTACACTAGATAAAGATAATTCTAAAGCAATCTTTATCTCTACTCCAAGGGGTAGAAATAATTACTTTGCAGAATTTTATTACAGAGGTTTTTCAGACGAATTTCCAGAATGGGCAAGTATAAAAGCAACTTGGCATGAGAATCCTCGTGTTTCTGAAGACGACATTAAAGAAGCAAAAAAGACAATGTCAGAATCTGAATTCCAACAAGAGTACATGGCGGACTTCAATGTGTACGAAGGACAAATCTGGGCATTTAATCATGAGAAATGTATAGCAGATTTAACTGATTTTGATACTTCTAAAATGGATGTGTTTGCTGGGCTTGACGTGGGGTATAAAGACCCTACAGCTTTTTGTGTGATTGCTTATGATTGGGACGAAGAAAAGTACTATGTAGTAGATGAGTATTTAGACTCAGAAAGAACAACAGAACAACATGCTGCAGAAATACGAAAGTTAATAAATAAATGGGACATAGATTATATTTATATAGACTCTGCTGCACAACAAACAAGATATGACTTTGCACAAAACTATGATATATCCACTCTTAATGCCAAAAAATCTGTTCTTGACGGAATAGGACAAGTAGCAGGAGTAGTTGATAACGATCAACTTATAGTACATCAAGGATGTAGAGAAGTACAAATATGTCTTGACCAATATCAATGGGATCCAAATCCGAATTTAATGAAAGAAAGACCGAAACATGATGGAGCATCGCACATGGCCGATGCTATAAGATATGCTATATATTCATTTGAAACCTCAGCGACATCGTTTTAATAACACCTGTCAAAAATACTTCTTGACTTTTGGTGTGAACTTTTGTTATAATTCATATTAAGAGTTAGATATGAAATTTAAGAGAGATTTAGTTAAATACGTACGAGATAAAGCTAAATCACAGTATAAAAAAGGAAGCGAATGTTTTATTTGCGGAAATACTGACAACTTAGATTTTCACCATTTTTACGGATTAACCGAACTGCTAGAAACTTGGCTAAGTAAAAACAATATAAGTATAGAGAGTGAGCAAGACATACTAGATATTCGAGAGAAGTTTATAGGTGAGAACTATGATAAAGTTTATGATAAAACAGTTACTCTCTGCCATCAGCACCATTTAAGACTACATTCAATTTATGGTAAGCGACCCAAACTATTCACAGCAGAGAAACAAGCTAGGTGGGTCGAGAAACAAAGAGAAAAGACACATGGCATGGTATGATTTTTTAATAGGCAGAAGTAACGAAGAGATTGAGGAAAAACTCAATCCTTCGCAATACGTCATTTCTAGAAATGAAGGAATGACAATAGACAGCCAAGAAGTTGTCACTAATTATAAAAATGCATATGAACAACTAGAAATTGTAAATAGAGCTGTAAACATGATAGTAGATGATGTTGCAGAAATTCCATTTACAGTTGGCGAACAACGAATAAGTACTAACAATATAATAAAAAATATTCGTAGAGTAAAAGTTGATCAACTACTAAATTTTGAACCAAATCCTTTTCAAGATGTAAGTACATTTAAAAGAAATCTGATAATTGACTTACTAATTGATGGTAATATATTTATATACTTTGATGGTGCTCATTTGTACCATCTACCAGCGGATAAGGTAACAATTTATTCAGATGATAAAACATATGTAGAAAAATACAGTTATGATAATAGCATTGATTACAGTGTCAATGAAATTATACATATAAAAGAGAACAGTTTTAAATCTATTTATAGAGGAGTTCCAAGATTGAAACCAGCTTTTAGAACTATGCAGTTACTAGGAAGCATGAGAAAGTTTCAAGATAACTTCTTTAAAAATGGAGCAGTTCCAGGTTTAGTACTAAAAAGTCCTAACACTCTTTCAGAAAAAATTAAAGAAAGAATGTTACAAGCTTGGAGTATGAGATATAATCCTAATACTGGAGGTAGAAGACCTCTTATTTTAGATGGTGGACTAGAAGTAGATTCATTATCAAAAGTAAACTTTAAAGAATTAGACTTTCAAGAGTCAATAAAAGCAAATGAAAGAATAATACTAGAGGCAATGGGAATACCACCAATTTTATTAGACGGTGGTAATAATGCAAACATAAGACCAAATCATAGACTATACTATTTGGAAACAGTATTACCAATAGTAAGAAAAATAGGATATGCTTTGGAAAGATTTTTTGGATTTAAACTTAATGAGGACGTAACAGGTATTCCTGCTTTACAGCCTGAATTAAGAGACCAGGCAGCTTACTACGCAACACTAGTGAATACAGGAATTCTTAGTGCAAATGAAGCAAGAGAAGCAATGGGTAAAGATCCAATAGAGGGATTTGATGAGCCTCGTGTTCCTGTCAACTTAGCAGGTTCATCAGTCAATCCTGAAGAAGGTGGCAGACCAGTAGAGACCCCACCAAGCGAGGAAGAATAATATGACAAAAGATATGATGTTAAAAGCTTTATCAGACTTCTGTTCCAAACATGGAAAAGAAATCGATTTAGCTGAATATAAATCATTTGGGTCAGATGTTCCTGTTAAAGACTACCTTTTAAGAAGAGAGTTTGGAAACTGGACTAGAGTACTCAATTTTATGAAAAAAAGATATCCTATTTCTGTCGCGCCTGCAAAGGTTGAAAAACCAAAAGCAGCACCTAAAAAGGCAGCACCTAAAAAAGCTGCAGTGAAAGGGGAGAAAGAAGATGTCAAAGATTAATCAAAAAATATTTCATTGGACTAATACTTTTAAAACTCTGGGCGAAACCGATGATGGCGGAATAGACATCAAAGGTTCTGCAAGTACAAATGCACTAGATAGAGCTGGCGATATAATAGAACATGATGCGTGGACAAAAGGTGGATTAGAAAATTTTAAATCTAATCCAATTATTTTGTTTAATCATGACTATAATAAGCCGATAGGTAGAGCAACAGGTTTAGAAGTTTCCAAAAACGGTTTAGATATTTCGGCAAAAATATCAAAAGCTGCTGGAGACATAAAAGATTTAGTTAAAGATGGTGTCCTTGGAGCCTTTTCCGTCGGTTTCAGAGTCAAGGATGCTGATTATATGCCAGAAACTGACGGATATAAAATAAAGGACGCAGAACTTTTTGAAGTCTCTGTAGTATCAGTACCTTGCAACCAGGGAGCAACGTTCTCTTTAGCAAAGTCATTTGATAATATGGAAGATTACAACAAGTTTAAAAAGCAATTTATCAAGGCTAACTCGATAGACTCAGCAGACGCTGTGAAAGTTGAGCAGCCAAGTGGGGAGAAATCCCAAAAAATGGAGACTAATATGTCAGAAGTAAATAAAACTCCTGAAACTTCTCCTGAGTTCGATTTGAATCAATTTGCAGCAGAAGCAGCTGAAAAAGCTGTTGCTCAATATGCAATGAAGCAAGCCGAACTTAAAGCAGCTGAGGAAAAGGCTCAAGCTGAGCAGGCTGAAAAGCAAGCTCAAGTCGAGGCGGAAGAAAAGGCTGTTCAAGAAGCTAAGCAGGAAGAACAAAAAACCCTTATCGAAGTAGGGTTATCTGGTGCTGAAAGACTTATGTCTGATGTTGAGAAAAGAGTTAAAGATGACTATTCTAATTTAGAAGCAGTTGTTAAAAATCTTGAATCACAACTAGCTGAAAAATCTGAAGAAATCATGAGTATTCGTGAGTCAAAAAGAGTTTTTAGTGATAGACAAGGTCAAGGCGACTGGAAAAAAGCTTTTGAGAACGACATCATTGATGCAAAATTTGCTGGTTTAGCTACTGGTAAAGGATGGGACAATGATTACGCAAAAGGCGTTATGCAGAAAGTAAATCAGCACTCAGGTGTTGAAGTATCTTCAGCAGACTTTGAGCAAGTCGTTTCAACAAACATCGAAAGAGATATTCAAAATGAGCTAGTTTTAGCACCTCTATTTAGAGAAATCGCTATGACTTCAGCTAATATGATTATCCCAATTCTACCAGATGCAGGTTACGCTGAATTCGCTTCAGCTCAAACAGCCTCTGGTTCATCACCAAAAGGTAACTTAGATGCAAGAGGTGATGCATTAGGTGCACCATACAACGGTGTTGATTTAACAGAAAGAAATCTTTCAACTGTTAAACTAATCTCACAATCATACTTAGGTAATGAGACAGAAGAAGATGCAATTCTACCAATTCTTCCTTTAATTAGAGAGTCTATGGTTAGATCACATGCAAGAGGTATCGAGAATGCAATCCTAGCAGGTAACCACGATAATGGTGTTTACTCATCAGGCGCATTTGAAGGTCTATTAGCAGCAGCTGATGGAGATAACCACGAAACTTCAGCAGGTGCATCAGGCTTCGCTACAAGTGACTCTGTAGCAGCCGCTGACTTACTTGCAATGAGAAAGAACATGGGTAAATATGGTATTAACCCTTCAGAAGTTGTTTACATCGTTTCACAAGATGTTTACTATAACCTTCTTGAAGACCCAGAATTCCAAGATGCACAATTAGTTGGCGATATGGCAACTAAACTTAACGGTGAAATCGGCCAAGTATTCGGTTCAAGAGTACTAATGTGTGACGAGTTCGCTTCTAAGGCAGCTGGAATCTACGGCGCAATCGCTGTATACCCAAGAAACTACGTAATGCCAAGATTAAGAGGTGTTACAATTGAGTCAGACTACGAAGTAGCTAACCAAAGAAGAGTACTTGTGGCTTCACAAAGACTTGGATTTACTGACCTAATTGATAACGTAACTTCTAAGTGGGCATACGCTTATAAAGGAGCCTAAGTTTAGGTTAATGGTTTTGGTGGGCTACCTTAAGCCCACCACTTTTTAGGAGAATTATGGCAAATTTAGTAACATTGAGAGAATACAAAGATTTCGCAGGACTTACAGGAGTAAGTGAAGATGCGAAATTAAATGTTATTATACCTTCTATAAGCCAAGCAGTAAAAACTTATTGCGGCACTAGTATTGTAGATTACTACTCTAGTGATAAAGTTGAATACTTTGATATACATGACGATAGCACTTATCAGATAATGGTCGACGAAAGTCCTCTTGTCAGCGTATCAGAAGTACAAGAAAGAGATGGACAATCTGGAACATACACTACATTAATTAGTGAAAATTCAGATTCAAGTGGTAAATATGACTATGTAATAGATTTAGAAAAAGATTTAATTACAAGAACAACTGCCACTAGTGACAAAGCTTTTCCAAAAGGAAGAAAAGCAGTAAAAGTTACATATAGAGCAGGATATTCGTCAACTCCAGCAGATTTAAAATTAGCATGTTTTGATTTGGTAAAATATTACTTAAAAGATGAAAGAAAAGCCTCTTTAACAATAGCAGGTGCTCAGGTTCAAAACCAAGTATCTACTAGTTTAAGAGAAAATATAGATTTCCCAGACCACATAAAGAGAATCTTGGACTTCTATAAAGTTTATAAATAATGCCAGTAAGAATTCCTCGACAAGGAGAAATTAAGTTTGAAGAGCCTAAACGAAAGAAGGCTACAAGTTTAAGTGAAGCAAATAGAAATTTAAAATCTTATTTCTCAGAGAACGTTACACAAGTACTAAGACCTGAATTAAATAGATTAGTTAAACATGAATTAAAAATAATTGAATTAATTGATCAGGGAGCAAAACTTACTACTAGTATTCCAAGGATGGCGGCAACTTTAAGTAACTTCTATGCATTAGCAGCCAATCAAGGATATGGCATAGGCAAGGAAACTAGTGTAGAAGGTGGTGGTGGAGCTAAAGTTTTTGGACGAGTTGAGTCTGCTTTTGATGAAGTAAAAAGAAAAACTAAATCTTTATTTGATGCAAGATTTTTTAATGGTAAAGAATTTGGGCACAAAGATGTTACTATAGTTGGAACACGATTGGTAGGATTTATTGAAGCCTGTGAGTCCCTTGAACGAGAAATACGAAATGTACGTTCAAGAAGACCAGGAAGAAATCCTACTAGAGAAGAAACAATAGAAAAATTACCTGTAAAACAAGCAGGATTACAAGCAAAAACTATTGGAGAGTTGAGAAAAGCAAAAAGAGCAGCTCAAAAAATGTTAATAGGTAGTGAAGTTTTACAAAAATTACCTACGAATAATACTCTAAATTCTCAAACAAAGTGGATGAATTTAGCACAAGAAGTTAATAAAATAAATAACTTACAAGAGTTTTTAACTTCTACTAAGAAAAAATATTTTGATGTTCTACAAGGTAAAGCATCAATTGAACTAACAGTAGAGTTAAAAAATGATAACCAATTTAAAGCTTTTTATGAAAAAGCGTTTGGAGCAAACTTAAGTAAGATTGCAAGAGGTACTGTAACAAAATTAGATAAAAATTTACAAAAAGAATTTTTAAATACAGTAGATGTAACAGGACTTAAAGGCTCTCCTTCAATAGAAGGAAAAATAGTAAAAGATTTAACAAAGATAGCTAGTGGACAAAAAGTACAAAAAGGAAAATACTCAGAGTCTGCAAGAACAAGAATGAAGCCTGCTACTTATAAAATGCAAAAGTTTACAAGTGGAAAAGGACTTAGTAAACTTGCTAAACAGGCAAAAGATGCTGCAAACTTTGTAAAAGGAACTAATTTAGTAGCTCCTGTAACTCGTGAAAGAGGTGGAAGCAACACCCAAAGAGAGATAAACAAATTAAGAATGCAGATTAATCGCAGACTACCTGCAGAAGTAAGAAGAGAAATGGGCAGGCCTGCATTAATTAACAGAACAGGAACTTTTTCAAACAGTGTACAGTTAACAAGTTTAAGACAAGGACCTAAAACTTTAGTTGGTACTTATACTTATCAGGCAAACCCTTATAGAACATTTGAAAGTGAGGGAGCAAGACAATGGCCAGTAGGATATAATCCAAAGCCACTAATAGCAAGAAGTATTAGAAACTTGGCAGAACAGTATACAGTTGAAAAATTTACACTTAGGAGAGAGTAATGGCAAGTACATACAGAACAAATAGAACAAAAATTGTCCATGCTCTAGTAGATAAGTTAAAAGAGATTGATGGAAGTCACCCTTACAATATAAATGTATTTGATAATGTGGCTCCAAAAATGGTCTTTTTAGATGAAATAGAACAATATCCAAAAGTTTGTGTTGTTGCAGGTGACGAAACAAGACAATACCAACCTGGCGGATTTAAATGGAGATTTTTAACATTAACAGTTAGGGCTTATGTACATAATGCAGAAGACCCTCAAGAAGAATTAGCATTGCTACTTGAAGATATTGAAAGATTAATTGACGAGAGCGATGCACTGGTGTATGACGACACTGTAGATCCAAACCTACTGACAACATCATTATCGATTGAGTCTATAGGAACTGACGAAGGAGTAATTGCTCCTCTAGGTATAGGAGAAATAGTACTCGAAGTACGATATTAGGAAACGAAGACGCTGATTAAAATCATGCGAAATCCTTTCCATAGAAGTAAATAGGAGAGAAGCAATGGCTTTAAATCTATCAAGAAATACCAAAGTATTTGTGAGCTCAGTGAATGGGGTAGTTGCAAATAGCAACGCTTCAAGAGGTGGAGTTAAAAGTATAACTACACTTGGTGGAACCACTAGTGGAACATATGCTGTAGGCGATGTTCTTACATTGCAAGGTGGAACCAACTCTGATGAAATGAAAGTTATCGTTAAAACAATTAGCGGTAGCGATGTTGAGTCAGTTTACATTCCAAATAACTTTAGAGGTAACAACTTTACAGATGCAGAAACACTATCTCAAACTGCTACTACAGGTACAGCTACTGGTTTTACAGCAGTTGTAGACGGAGTATCAGCTAACGGTAAAACCGTAGATGGTAGTAGAAACGGTCTTGGAGTCTTTAAAGGAAATGAGAGTAATGCAAATACTTTTAAAATTGGTGTATTAGATGGGTATAGTTTTTCTCAAGCTAGTGAAAATACTGACATTACAGTCAGTGAAGCGGGTGCTACACCGAACAGGACTTCAAGAAGATTTAACGACTCCTTGGCTCCTGCAGAATGGTCATTCCAAACATATGCTAGACCTTTTGTTCATGGAACAAACTCTTATAGAGATTCAGGTCAAGTAGATATGGTAGAGAACATTCTTTGGGCAGCTCTTGCTGGACAAAGTATAACAAAAGCAGAAGATGATGTAGATACAACACAATCATCAGCATCAACTGCTGGTGCAACAACAAATGGTGCGATTCAATTCACATCAACTACAGCAGACGTAAACTTTGTTAGTTCAGATGCTCACGAGCTATTAAAACTAAACATTTTCTTTGCACTAGAAAATACAACATATAGACTTAACGAATGTCAAGTCAACCAAGTAGAGATTGACTTCTCTATTGATGGTATAGCAACTTTAAGTTGGTCAGGTAATGCTACAACTATTGATCAAGTGTCTGAAATTATTGAAGATCCTTCAAAAGTATTATCAACAGATGGTACTACAGATACTGGCAACACAGACGGAACATATGCAGAAAAATATAATTATGTAGATGTTACTGGTAGTTCAGATGCTGATTACTTAAAGAATAAACTATCACAACTATCTTTATCTACTGCCGAACAAGGTGGTGGAGTAAGTACTGGTGGTTTAGCAGCTAAAACTTATTCAGTTAATATAACAGGCGGAAGTATAACAATTGCTAATAATATTACTTATTTAACTCCTGAAACATTAGGTATTGTAGATAAACCTATTGGTTCATTTACTGGAGCTAGAAATGTGACTGGTTCATTAACTTGTTACTTAGACACAAAAACAAATGGTTCAAATGATTTGTTAAAAGATTTAACATCTGCAACAAGTTTAATTCAGCCATCGTTTGATATGAGTTTATTTATGGGTAATGCTTCTGGAACAGCTCCAAACATTGAGTTGGATATTCCAAGAGCTATGTTATCTATTCCAACAGTAGAAGTTGCAGACGTAATTTCTACAACAGTTGAATTTGCAGCTCTACCGGCAGACACTTTAACAGCGGCTGGCGACTATGATATGCAAGTAAAATATAAAGGAAGCACCACTTTCAGTGACACAGGTTATGCTGACACATCGGCTGGCTCTACACTAGCTGAAGAAAATGGCGGTTTCTAAATAAATAATGTCGGAGTATAACTTTCTTAGGCAAAGCCAACTCCACATAGTTTACGGGAGTAATCGATACAATGTAAAGATTACTCCCGACCTTTCGTTCAATCAAACATTTGCGGAAGATGCGTACTCAGTAAAGACTTTGCACGATCAGACAAAAATGTTTCAAGGAACGAGTATAACTAAAGCAAACCCTGCCAACTTTAGTTTTTCGATTCATCTTACAGAAGAAAAAGATGAATCAATCGTGCTAGATCTTTTAACGGATTATGATACATCAACAGGAGAACAGTTACTGAAATCCTTTGACTTGTATATAGTCTCAAATGAAAGTACATTCAAATTAGAAGGATGTATAATAACTCAAGGCGAGTTTAATTTTGCAAAAGATTCTCCACTACTGTTATCAGTTAGTGGACAAGCTAAAAAACTAGAAAGAGTAGGTGATGATAATTATTCCCTTCCAGGTACTTTGCAATCTGCAAGTGCCACAAGAACTCCCACAAAGCCTTTGCTTGATGTGGAAGTGGATGGAACTGATGTACCAAATCTAGTTTCAGCTACATTAAGCGTGCAAAATAATATACAATGGACTCCTTACGAGACACTACAAAATAGTTTGTCAGTGACTTCCGCAAGTAATGCCATGTATCCTTCTGATTACAGTTTGACTGACAGAGTACTAAGTGGAAATATAACTCAATTCTTTTCATCTAGTAATTCTAGTTCAGCACAAACTTTTGATACTTCTGCTCGTATAGCAGTAAAAACTTTAGTAGACAATTCTACTTTCTTCAATTTTACATCTGGAGCAAGTGATTGCATGTTTACAAAAAGAACTGGACAAGGAGAAGTATTTACACAGACTTTTGACTATAGATTAGTTAATAGTCCAACAGATTTAGGAACATTAATTACATATTAAAGGAGAAAATAAATGGATTTAAAATCATTACTGGTGGACAGTAAAACAGCTTGGGTTGAATTCCCAGGATTAGAGGGATTTGAAGTAGAACTTGCTAATCTCTCAAGAAAAGAACTTATAAATTTAAGAAAAAAATGCACTACTAATAAGTTCGATAGAAAGACAAGAATGTTTAATGAAGAACTTGACGAAACAAAATTTGTTAAGCAATTTACCGAAGCAACTGTTAAAGGTTGGAAAGGTTTAAAACTTAAATATCTTGAAGACTTAATTTTAGTAGATTTAAAAGGGCAAAATCCTGACACAGTAATGGATTATAGTGCAGAAAATGCCCAGGTTTTAGTAGAGAATTCATCTGAGTTTGACAATTGGCTCAACGAGGTAGTCTTTGATTTAGAGAATTTTCGTAGCGAAGAGCCGAAGCCAGTTATTCAAAAGACTAAAGATATTTCTTGATAATTTAGATTTAGGAATGACCAAGGCACAGTACTTGGAAATGTGTGAACAAACTGGAGAAGAGATTGATTGGGATAGATGCCCAGAAGATTGGGAGGACTTTCCTCCTTTTATTGTAGATTATTTTAATCTCTATCATTCTTTGGGTGATAGAATATATCCAGATGTAGGATATGTGGGAAAAGATTTTACAAATTTTGAATTTTTTATAGAACAATATGGTATAGAAGACCATCAAAAAGATTTATTAATAGAGTTTATTCTTTGGATGGAAAGTCGAAGAATACAAGAGTCTCAAAGAAAAATTAAAGAGGCAATGGATAAGGTAAAGAGAAAAAGTGGCTAATAGTAAAGTTTTAATTGAAGTCATTGCGACAAGCAAAGGCTTAAAAGTTGTTGCTAAAGATACTGAGCAGTTAGTAAAGTCTACTAAAAAATTAGACCAAAGTCAGCAACAGCAAACAAAAACTACACAAAGACAAACTGCGGCTCATACTAAATATGATAAGCAGAATAAATCTCTTTATCAAAATAATTTATCATCTGCTAAAAGTTTTTCAAAAATGAAGGAAACTATGACTGGAGGAGGTTCTTCCAGTTTAGTTGCCGCATACGCTACCTTAGCTGCGAACGTCTTCGCGGCCACAGCTGCTTTTAATGCACTTAAAAGAGCTTCAGAAATCAATACCCTTATAGAAGGTTTTAGTTATATCGCTCGTGAGAGTGGTAGAAGTGCTATGCTTCTTGCTGAAGGATTGCGAGAGGCTACTGGAGGGGCTCTATCTTTAGATGCTGCTTTAAGAGCTGCTGCTATTGGTTCAACTTCTGGATTTACAGCAGATCAAATGGAAAGATTAGCTACTGTAGCAAAGAATGCTTCTATTGCTCTGGGTAGAGATTTAGCGGACGCTACAGACAGGCTCTTCCGAGGGGTTGCAAAAATAGAACCTGAAATTCTTGATGAATTAGGGATTCTTGTAAGATTGGATAGTGCAGCCGAAGCTTATGGAGCAACTTTAGGTAAAACTGCCACAGAACTTTCAGACTTTGAAAGAAGAACTGCATTCTTAAACGCAACACTTTTACAAGGCGAATTAAAGTATGGAGGATTAGCAGGTATAATTGATCCTGATCCTTTCCAAAAACTCTCAGCTTCATTCACAGACTTAACCCGAGAATTATTAAACTTACTAAACGTAGCAGTTGTTCCACTTGCAAATGTATTAGCAAATAATACTGGATTATTGCTTGGAACTTTAATACTTTTTGCAAGTACTATTGTTAAAACTATGTTTCCAGTTCTTACTGAGCTTGGGCAAAGGCAAGCATTTACTGCATCACAAACATTAAAATCTGCAAAAGCTGCAGAAGACGCAGCAAAAATAAAACTAGCCGCGGCTAAAAAAGAAATGGCTGCTATAAAAGCTCCATTAACAGCAAGACAAAAAGCTTTTAATCAAGATGCAGTAGCAGGTAAAACAACTCTTGATTATAAAAAACAAATAACTTCTTTAAAAATTTCAGAAACTAAAAGAGCAAATGCACTGAAAAAGTATTCTGGAGAGCATAGAGTTCAAAAACAAAGAGAGTTAGAAGAATTAAGAAGGTATAGAGCTGAAGTAGAAAGTGTTCAAAGAGCTGAGCAAGGAAGAAGTAAAGACTCCCTAAAAGTTAAAAGATTAGAGGGAACAGCAGGAGCTCAAAGAGGAATTGCGGGCGGACTAGAAAGAATAGGACAAAGTACTGGAGTTGGAGGGTTCAAAGAAGCCCAAAAAGAAGTAGATAGACTAGGAAAAAGATTAAAAGTTGTTTCTCGTACTCAAGGCGAGTTTATTAAAACAAATGGTAAATACTCTTTTACAAGTTTTGGAGCAAAAGCAAAATTTGGTTTTAAACTTGCTTCAGGAGGTGCTAGGTTGTTTGGAGCAGCATTGATTAATGCTATACCTTTAATTGGTCAAATCATATTTGCAATTGGCTTACTAATTGAGTTTGGTGGGAAATTAATAAAAAGAAATAGAGAACAGTACGCAGAAAATAATAGGCTTGCAGTTTCTTACAAAACCGTTACAAAAGGATTAGACGAATTAGCAGATAGAAATAAAAAAGTACAAGAAACACTTGAAAGTTACGGAATTACAGAAAATTCATATGTAAGGTCTAGTCAACTTGCAAACTCTTTAAAATTTACTTCTGGTGCAATAGGTGAATTTGCTGATAATGTTAAAAAGGTAACTGAAGATTTAGAAAAACAAGACTTTGGAGTTTTTGATATACTTTCTAATAAATTTGGCAATATGATAAAAAATATGGGGGAGGCTCTAAAGAATTCTGGAGTTGTTCAAGGCATAAAAGATTTCGGAAATACTATTGGAGAATTTTTTGTAAAAGGAGCACAATGGTTAGGAGAAACTACAGGTATAACTAAAGCAGTTGATGCTGTAACAGACACAGTAGATCAATTTGTTGAGGAAAATCAAAGAGATTTAAAACTTGACAATCTTAAAAAACAAATTGGGGAAAATAACCCTATAAAGTTATTAGAGCAGGAATCAGTTTTAGGGGATAAAGTTAAAGCAGAATATGAAAAAGTTTTTGGAAAAGGGGGAATTGAGGGCTACATAGAAAGTTTACGAAATGAAATGAAGAACCCAATAATGTCAGAAGGATTTATAGGGCCTGCTGAGGGAGGACTTATGTCTTTCGGAGAGATTTCTGATGATGTAAATAAAAAAATTAGTAATTTTCAAAATACTTTTGCAGACGCAAATCAATATGCAGAAGCTTTTTCTGCTAATTTTACAGAAGCAAGTAAAAAACTTTCAGAGTTTCAAAAGAAGGCAAGAAACAAAAATGAATTTGCTGTTATGTCGAAATCTTTAAAAAGTGTATTTGATACTTCAAAACTTACAGAAAATGGATTACTTAGTCTAACGCAAGCCCAAAACTTTATACAATTCAAGTTAAAAACAGAAGGTGTAGGCTCACTAGAAACTTACGGAATTACAGCAGAAAATGTATTTGACAATGTAGCTAAAGCGGGCGAAAAACCAATTACTCGTATACAACAATTACAAGATAAAGTAGATAGACTGGCAGAACTTTCTGAAAGTATAGCAGACGAAAAGAAACTATCTGCTGCTTTACAACAAGTTTCTAAATCAGCTTTAGCCGCAAATTTAGCTATGAATAAACTAAATGCAGAAGTAGAAACATTTAGTAAAACAGGAAAATTTGAACTTACTCCAAAACAAGAATTAGACAACGCAATTAAAGCAGCTGAACTCAAAAAAACCGCAGCTACAGATGAATATAATGCAAAAATAAAAATTATTGAACTAGAAACAGAATTTTTACTACTACAAGCAGACCTTAATAAAAAGATACTTGGAGATAGATACGAGAATACAGTAAAATTAATAAATGCAGTAGCTGCAGCACAAAGATCTGCTGCAGGGTCTGCATTAGCCAGTGCTAACGCAGGAGCAAATTCTGAGTTATTGGGTGCAGTTGCAGGAGCAGGTCAATCAGGTTCAATGATAGACAGAGCTGGATCACTTGGATTAGGTTTTGAACAATTAGATAAAAAAGAAGGAGAAGATAAAACTTTTAGTGGAACACAAGCAAGAATAGAAGCAATTAAAGGTCTTATTACTCCAATGCAAGAAGAACTTGCTAAGTTAGGCCCAGAAGGTGAATTTGTAAATGCTGCAACAAGTGGTATACTAACAGTGGCTTCTGCTTTTACAACAATGGGAGAAGAAGGCCTTGCATCAGCTAAAGGACTAGAAGCTGCAGGAGCTATGATATCAGCAATATCAAATATAATGGCTTCACAAGCTAAAGCCCAAGTAGCAGAAGTAGATAAACAAATAGAAGCAGAGAAAAAACGTGACGGTAAGTCTGCAGAATCCATCTCAAAAATTAGAGCGATGGAAAAACAAAAAGAAGCTATACAGAAAAAAGCATTTGAAAGAAACAAAAAAATGCAAATGGCTCAAACAGTTATTAATACAGCTTCTGCAATAGTAGCAGTACTAGATGATGTACCCGCACCCTATAACTTTGCTTTAGCTGCTTTAGTGGGTGCTATGGGTATGGCTCAATTAGCAATTATTAAAAAGTCACAGTTCCAGTCAAGCGCAGGAGCAATAGAAGAGCCAAAAAATACTGCACTATCCATAGGAAAAAGAAGTGAAGGTGTTGATATATCAAAAAGAGCAACTGGAGGAGAGCTTAACTACTTAAGAGGCGGAAGAACAACAGGATCAAATATTGGAGGAGCTGGAGCAAGTTTCCCAGGAGCTGCTATGGGTCGAAGAGGTTATGCAGACGGTGGTGTAGTTGTAGGAGAAAGAGGCCCAGAAGTAATTACTCCTACTCGACAAGTAGACGTAACACCTAATTATGCATTAGGTACAGGAACAACAAATGTAAACTTCTCCATCAACGCTGTAGATGCTGCAGGAGTTGAAGACGTACTTATGAATCAAAGAGGAAATATTATAAGAATGATTAGAGAAGCAGCAAATGAAAATGGAGAAAGATTTTTAGAGGATATTGATACACAGGCATATGGGAGTAGCAAATAATGGCATTTAGTAGCTTTGCGGATAGATTACCTGATCCGAATTACAAAATAACAGAAGCAGGAGAAAATTCTGGAAGTGGACTTGCAGGTCCAGGTTTTGCTTCGGTAAAATTTTCTAGTGACCAACCAGTAGGAATATCAAGAACAAATAGTGGAAGAGTGATAACTCGAGCAATAGTAGGACATACTTGGAAAATTAATATAACATATAATCCAATGACTCGTGAGCAGTTTGAGCCCGTATACAGTTTTTTATTAGAGAAGCGTGGAAGGCTAAAACCATTTTACATTGTGCTACCGCAATATTCTTCTCCAAGAACTTCTACAAGTGGAACAATCTCTTTTCAGAGTGGAGAAAGTGCAGGCATAAATAATTTTATTACTTCAGGTCATGACAGTGTTACCGGCGGTTTAAGACCAGGAGATATGTTTACAATAACCGACTCACAAAATTCAAACCATAAAAAAACATATCAAGTAGTTCGTGTAAATGATAGTACAAATAAATTATCTTCTGATAGTGATTTAAACACTACTGATGAAAGAAGATATTATATAAGTCCACCTCTTGAAAAAAGTGTAACAAGTGGTTCTACACTCGTGTATACAAATCCACTTATACGAGTAATTCAAAACTCAGATGTTCAAGAGTATGATCTTGGTACTAATAATTTGTATCAATTTAGTTTAAATTTAGAGGAGGCTCAACCCTAATGGCTAAACGTTCTATAAACAGTAATATTGAATCTCATCTTATAAATAATGAGCCGTTTGAATATGCCCATTTAGTTAAGTTTGAGAGACCTTTTCATCCAAAAAATGGAGAGTTTCGTACAAATTCTGGTAGATATGTTTTTCTTACTGATGGTGCAAGAGATATATCATTTGACGCAGATGGAGATGGAAACACAGAAACTTATAGAGCAAATGGAATATTAAGTGTAGGAAGTTATTCAGAAACTACTCAAGCTCGTGCAACTGGTATGTCCCTTACTATTGCAGGGGAAACTCTTGGAACTTCGGTAACTGTAACAGGAAATTTAAATAGTAGTGGAACATTTACAACAACAGGAGATTTTGTAAATGGAGAGATACTTGATTTCGTAGAGCAAGGATTTCGTGAAGGCGATAAGATAAAAATCGAAAAAGCCAATGGAACTAATTTTGCTGACGGAGCAAGTGGAAAAATTTATATAATTTCTGGTTTCACAGATAATAACCAAACTATAACTTTTGCAAGAACAGGTGAAGATATAGATGATAGTACATTTATCACTTTAAATAGTACAAGTTTTACTTTTACTATATTAAATGAAGAAGTACACGGAGCGTTACTAGATAAAGGAACAAAAGAATTTACATCAATTTCAGTTACAAATAATACAAATATAACACTTGAAAATTCAAATTCAAAAATACAAATTGGACAATTAGTTACTGGACAGGGAGTAGAAGAAGATAGTATAGTCACTTCTATAAATGGAACCTCTCTTGTACTATCAAAAACGCAAAAAAGTATAGGAGCAGGTGAAAAACTAACTTTTACTAATCCAAGTTTTGTAAATCGTGAAGTATTTATCTACAAAGTATTTTTAGATACAGAGGGCAGTATTGTAGGAAGCAGTTCTGTTCTTGTGTTTAAAGGTATAGTAAACTCTACTAATATTCAAGAAAGTCCAACAAGTTCAAGAGTAAAATGGAATTTAAGTAGTCATTGGGGAGACTTTGACGCTGTAGTTGGAAGACTTACAACAGATGAGATTCATAGAGCACTTGACACAAATGGTAAACCAAGTATCGTAATGGCTGAAAGACCCGAATATGCTACAGATTTAGGATTTTTACATGCAGAAAGTTCTCTTAATACTATTTCAGTATATCAAACAACTGAAACTCGATATGAGTTAGAAACTAAGAGAAGAGGAGGAGTAGCAGGACTTTTGGGTGGTAAAAAGCAAACCTTAAAAGAAATCCAAGAACAGGTAGATAACGAAGTAGACTTAAGTATATTTTTACAAGGTAAATATCTTCCTGTAGTTTATGGTGTTCAAAGAGTAAACGGTATTCCTGTTTTTGCTGATACAAAATCAAATAATTCAAAAGAAATATATGTAGTTTACGCAATTTCAGAGGGAGAAAATCATGGTATTTATAACCTTTATATAGATGGCGCACCTTTAATTTGTATAGATAAATCAGACTATGACGTTAGAAATACAAGTGCAATAGGTTCTGATAGTAACCAATTGCAGTGCTATGGAAGAGCTGACCAAGGAGGAACTCTTGGAGGAACAGTTGTTACAGGCTCTACAAATTATACAGACTTTGATATGGATGATTTTCATGATTACGACGGGGGAGAAAGGACTTATACTGGAACAAAGAGATCCATTGTAACTATTAATAGAAGATTTGAATCATATAATGAAAATAGCATACCTGAAGCCTCTGTAACAGATAGTGCTGAAGGATTACAACACAAAGAAACAGCTTCAATTTATCATCCTTTTAATATGCACTTTACTTTTTATTCGGGAAGAAGTTATCAAGCAGGAGACAATAATTTATCCGACATTGCAGCTTCAAACGGGTTCAAAAGACAATCAGATTATTATAGTGGAGATGAAGCTTATTGGTCTCCAGACCATAAACTATTAGATACTGCTTATGCAGTTATGAAGTTTACTATTGATGCAGATCAAACTACAGTTCCAGATATTGAGTATGTAGTAAAAGGAAAAGTACTGGAGTGCCATAACTATGATGGAACTTATGTTCCTGATGAAGTTTTAGGCACATCGGATGCTCACACAAACTTTAATGAAGGCGATATTGTTGAAGTTCAATACTCTTCAAATGATTTCAGCACATCATCTTCAGCGGGTACAAACTTCAGAATTTTAGATAAATACCAATTTACAACAGCAAGAGGAGAACAGCATTATAGATTTAGATTAGATTCTATTCCAAATATTGAAGATAATACTCAAGTTAGACTGAAATCTGGTGCAAATTACTGGCATATGGTTACACATGACCATGCTGTAATAGGTACTTCAACTACTTTACCAAGTCAAAGTTTAAGCGTAACAAGTTTACAAACAAATGCGAATGGATTATTAACTGCAACACTACCAAGTGCAACAGTAACCGACTTACAAGCTCTTTATCCAAATATTAGTTCTTCAGCTTCTACTAGTGATGCAATGATTCAGTTTACTGGGGATACTGATGGTATTTTTACTTCTTTAAAAAATGCAGTATTTCAGGCCACTCTTTCAGGAAATACTCTTACTTTTCCAGGTACTTCATTTAGTGCAAACCAATCTTCTACAGGAACTCTCTCAGGAATAAATATTCAAGCAGCAGAAGTTTTTGATTTTAGTACTATTTCAGATATAAGTGGAATAACAGACACAAACGAAATAGTTGGTTGCGATTTACAAATAGTAGAAACTGGAGAATCAAGAAGAATCACAGCATTTAATACTACAACTAATTACGCAACTATTGAAGCTCCTTTTATTACTCCTCCAACTTCAAGTAATACTTTTAAAATTACAGGCAGAGGAAAAGATTTAAGAAGTTCTATAAATCCAGCTATTCAAACTTTAGATTTATTAACAAATTCTCGTTATGGAAAAGGATTAGATTTAACAAATGACATTGATTTAGATTCTGTAAAAGCAGCCGCTTTATTATGTGACACTCGATCAGACGTAACTATACCTTTATCTTCCGCAGCTTCTTGTGGAGCAGGAGATGTTTATAAACTTACTGATGATGGTACTTCTTCAGGAAATCACGTAGCTTCAGGTAAAGTTTTAAATGCAACATCATCTTCATCAAAAGTAATATTTACTGATGTTTCTGGTAAATTTATAAGAAATTATGAAAATTATATTTCTTATAAATTAGGAGATGTTGTTACAAATATAGTAAATGGACAAAGTGAATACTATCGAGTTACATCAGGAGATGGATATAAAACAACAGCTCCAAGCCATACTACAGGTACAATAAATGGTTTTGAACATTTAACAACTTTAACCTTACATAAAGTATCAGGTTCTGGCCCTTCTACTCTTTCTGTAGCAAAAGACGGCAGACTTTTAACATATTCACTTTATGACTCAGATTTTGTAAAATACTGGAGATATATCGGTTGGGAAGAAAATAGACAATGGTGTGTTACTCGTCATCAGACGAACTTCATATTCGATACTTCTCGATCAATTTTTGAAAATGTAAATGCACTGCTATCACACTACAATGGAATTTTATCATATAGCAATGGAAAATATGTTCTTGACGTTGAAACTCAAGCAACTACTCCTACTGCAAGTATATCAAACGGTATACAAAGTAATCCTTTATATATTAGTAATGATGATATTATTGGAGATATTTCACTTGTAGATAATAGTCAGAGAAATTCAAAAAATACAATTAAAGCAAGTATAGCAGACCCACAAAATAATTTTAGTTCAAGAAGTGTTTCTTTCTTTAATTCAGATTTTCTAAAAGCAGATAGAAATAAAATAAAAACTGGAAGCTATCCTGTTACAGGAATCACAAGTTATTATAATGCTCGTATTGGAATAGAGAAAGAATTAATACAAAGTAGATATACTAAAGAAATTTCATTTACAGTTGGCCCAAGAGGTTTATTATTAAAACCAGGCGAAGTTATTGCTCTTACTTATGCACCTTTTGGTTTTGAGAGCAAACTATTTAGGATTGAAAATTTAACGTACGCAGCAAATTGTAATACTCAAGTAAAAGCAAGAGAATACGACGACAGTATTTATGCAATAACTCCACAAGTATCTTCATCTGCACAAAAAGCAGCATCAGGAGGAAATTTACAACTTGTAACGCCTGGACTTCCAACAAGTTTAACTGCTACAACAACTAAACCAGGTATTATAACACTAAACTGGACAAATACTACAGGCAATTCTGTAGTATCTAAAGATTATAAAGAAATAATAGACTCCACAGAAATATGGAGAGCATCGACCCAAGGAAGTAGTGGAAGCGTTCACCAGCATGCAAGCTTAATCGCCGTTGTAGATAATGCAAGCACCTATAATGATGCTTTAGCAGAGGCAGGTAATTTCTATTACTGGATACGTCATAGAAGATTAAGTAGTCAAACAAGTAGTAATGCTTCTGTTCTTTTAACAGGAGATTTTAACACAGCAATTACTGCAGGAGTAGAAGGAACTGCAAAAGTTTTATCTCCACAACTAGATGTTGATATCTCTAGTATACAAATTAAGTTTGATGATGCAAATGTTTTAAGTCCTACAGGAGCTGCGCAAGATGTTACTCTTACAGCAACAGTAAGAAACATTACTCCAAATGCAAGTGGAGTTATATTTACTTTAGTAGACGCAGACCAAAGCTCACAAAATGATGTTCAATTTACAAATGGAAATTCAACAGTTACAGACACTAGTAGTCCATATCAAGCAACAGTAGATGCTTCTACTTTTGAACATGATACAACAAATAAATTTGTAAAAGTACAA